CGCCGAGGCCTTCGCCGCGCTGGGCGTCTCAGTCACCGATGCCAACGGACAGATGAAGTCCAGCGCGCAGATCATGGCCGAGACGGCCGACGCGCTCGCAGCGATCGAGGACCCGACAAAGCGCGCAGCGGCGGCCTCTGCCATCTATGGGGAGTCGGCTGCGAAGCTCCTGCCCCTCCTGGGCGAAGGCTCCGGCGCCATGGCGTCGATGGCGGCCGAGGCCCGGGCGCTCGGGATGGTCCTGTCGGCGGAAGACGTCGCCGCCGCTGACACCCTGGGCGACTCGTTCGACAGCCTCCTGGGCGTGGTCAAAGGCCTCGCCTTCGCCGTCGGCACCACGTTGGTGCCCTACCTTCAGGATGCGGTCGACTGGGTTCTCGACTGGACCAAAGCCAACGGGCAGTTGGTTCGCAACGGCATCGGCGCGCTGGTGACCGTGCTGGGCACCCTGGTGCGCATCCTCGTCTCGGCCCTCGACTTCGTCGACAGGGTCGTTGATGCGACCGTGGGGTGGGAGACGGTGCTCTACGCTGCGACGGCGATCACCGTGGCGTGGGCGGCGGCGGTGTCTGTACTCCTCCTCGCCGTGACGGCCCTTGTCGGCGTGCTGGCGGTCGCCCTCGGGGGCGCGGTCGCGCTGGCGGCGGCGCTGAACCCGATGACCTACATCATGGGGGCGGTGGCCGCGGCGGTCGCAGGCTTTGTGCTGGTGATTGAGGATCTGTACACCTACCTCACCGGCGGTGACTCACTGATCGGCCGGTTCATCGATCAGTGGAGCCAGTCCGAGGGTGTCCTGGGCTCAGTCGCGCGCCTGTTTCAGGCGATGATCACCCTCGGGCAGGCGCTTTGGGCGGCCCTCTCGCCGGTCGGGGACGCGCTCGGCGGCGCCTTCGCGGCGGCGCTGCCCTACGTTGAGCGCCTTGTGTCGCTGGTGGGCGGCGCGCTGATGGCGGGGCTGAACGCGCTGATCCCGGTCATCGACGGGATCACGGCCGGGATCACGGCGGCGACTGAGCTGCTCGGCATCGAGATCCCGCAGGCTGCCGCGGGCGCACAGGCTGGGGCCGCGGCCCCGATGGGTGCAGCGATGGCCGGCGCGATGGAGGCCCCCACCACGTCGACGGCGGCCCTTGGCGTCCCTGCGCAGGCCCAGGCCGGCGGGGGCGGCGGGCGCTCGGTGAGCGTGAGCGGGTCGACCTACAACGTCTCGGGCCTCGGGTTGACGGAGCCCCAGGTCACAGACCTCTTCCGGCGCCTGTTGGATGAGCAGGTGCGGGCCATCGTCGAAGCGAATGAGGGGGCGCCCGCTTGAGCCCCTTCGCGATCATCGACGCCGCCGGCCGGGTGCTACTCTTCGACGCTGTGGAGCGGGTCACCCATTCGTCATCCGTGACGGTGACCAGCCACCCCACCGAGCCCGGGGCCACGGTGAGCGACAACGCCACGGTCGATCCGGTGACCCTGTCGGCGACGGCGCTGATCACGGCCTCGCCTTTCGCCGGCGCGCTGGTGGGTGACGCGCTGCCTGCGGCCGGAGTCGCGCGCCTGTCGGCCGCCGAGGCGTGGCTGGACTCGGTCGCCGGGCAGATCGTGACCATCCAAACGGCGCGGCGCTCTTACGCTGGGATGGTGCTGACCCGCTGGCGGCGGGCGGACACGAGCCGGCGGGCCCTGCGCTTCGAGATCGACGCGAAGCAGATCCTGGTGGCGACCGTGACCACGGTAGACCTCCCCGCGCCTGACCCGGCGCCCGCGGTGGAGGCCTCCTCGTCTGCGGCCGTCGACGCCGGGGATCAGCCCACCACCGACACGGCGACCGACTCCGCCACCGGGGCCACGTCGGCGACGGCGACGGCCGAGGAGGACGCCGACACGAGCGCGGCGGCCTCGATCTATGACGCCGTGGTGGGGGACTGATGGGCCAGCGGATCGCCACCTTCGCGGCCCAGGCCGACACGACACAGACCGTCACCCTCGATGGCGTTCAGTATCGCCTGCGACTCGTCTGGCGTGAGCGGTGCCGCGGCTGGTACATGGACCTCGCCACGCTGTCGGGCGGGCAGATCGTGGCCGGGCGGCGCCTGTCCGCGGGCTGGTGTCCGCTGGCGGGCATCCGCTACACCGACGCCCCAGGGGGCTACCTCTATGTGCGGGGCGTTGACGGCTACGAGCGTGACGACCTCGGCGAGGGGCTCCAGATCGTCTACTACGCCGCCGACGAGGTGACGCGCGCGGGGGCGACCGGGTCCGCCCTGACGGTGACCCTGTGAGCCTGTTCGGGCGCATCGTCGAGCTGGACATTGGGACCGCGGGCAGCACGGGGAAGCGGTTCACGGGCCTGCATGTCGACTTCCGGGTTGAGTCGGGCATGAACGGAGAGCCCGGGAAGGCGAAGATCACGGCCTTCAACCTCGCTGAGGACACGATCGGGCGCCTGCAAGCCCCGGGGGCGGTGGTGCGCCTGTCGGTCGGCTACCAGGGCGAGCCCGCGCGCCTCGTGTTTTCCGGCACCCCGACAAAGGGGGGCTGCAAGATCGAGCGCCGCGGGGCCGATCTGGTGACTGAGATCGAGGCCGCCGACGGGGCGCCCTCCTACGCGGCGCAGGTGCGGGTGGCCTTCTCGCGGCCGGTGACGGTGGCTGAGGTGTGGGCCGAGGCCCTGCGGCAGATCGGGGCGCCCGCCGGCTTCGTCGCCGCGATCCCAGACCGACAGCTCCCCCGCGGGGTGGCGCTCCAGGGCGCAGGCCGTGACGTGCTGGCGCGGCTGGCGACGATGGCCGGGGGCGAGGTGGTGATCCGCGACGGGGCGATCTCCCTCCTGTCGCGCGGCCAACCGTCCGGGGAGAGCGCGATCGTCTTCTCCAGTTCCACGGGGAACCTGATTGGAGCGCCGTCGCGGACTGACGACGGGGTGGAGGTTAAGGCGCTGATCGCCCCCACGATGCGCCCAGGGCGGCCCTTCCGGGTGATCTCCGAGCGCATCACAGGCGACTTCCGGGCTGAGTCGGTGGTCTTCGACGGGTCATCCTACGGGCAGTCGTTCTATGTGCAGGTGAAGGGGGCCCCGCTGTGAGCGCAAAACCGACCCTCGCCAGCGCGCTCCGGGGCGCGATCAAGGGGCAGACGGCGGCCGTCGAGACGGCGCTGCCTGGGGTGGTGACGGCCTATGACCGGGCGTCTCAGACGTGCTCGGCGGAGATCGCTACCCCGCTGGGCTCGCGCGGCCCTGACGGGCAGGTGGCGCACCAGTCGGCCCCGCCCCTCTCCGGGGTGCCGGTGGTCTTCCCCGGCGGGCTGACCTACGACCTCGCCGCTGGTGACTCGGTGCTCCTTGTCTTCGCGTCGCGCTCCATCGACGAATGGCGCTCAAGCGGGTCGGTCGGGGTGCCGCCCCTCGATGGGCGCCGCCATGACCTCACCGACGCCGTCGCCATCCCGGGGCTGCGGCACGGGGGCGCGGCTGTCGGGTCCACGGGCTACGCAGCGGGCGCGTGGGTGGTCGAGCAAGGTGACATCCGCCTCGGGTCATCGGCCGCCGCTGACGCGGTGGTCCTGGCGCCCCTGCTCGATGGCCTCGACGACGTGCTCGCGGCGCTGACAGACTGGGTCAGTGCGATCGGCGGCGACCCCACGAAGCTCGCGGCGCTGACGGCGGCCATCACGGTGGCGCGTGCTGGCATCGCTGGCGGCGGTTATGCGGCGAGCAAGGTGAAGGCGGAATGAAGGTTTGCGCGACCCTCGTAGACGGTGACCTCCCCGCGGTGACGCGGTGGGAGGGCGGACCTGCGCTGACGGCGCAGCGCGTGGCCATCCGCCTGCACACGCACCTGGGAGAGCAGGTGCTCGACCAGGGCCTGGGCCTGCCCTACCAGACCTGGGCCAGCACGCGCGCCCTGGACCTCGACGAGGTGGCCGCGGTCATCCGCGCTGCCGTCGAGGGCGCCCGGGGCGTGGTGGCCGTGACCGCGCTGACGGTGACCCGTAGCGGGCGCACGGTGACCGTCTCTGGGGCCGCGCTGGTGGAGGGCGGGGCTACGGTGCCGATCTCCCTGGCTATGGGCTACGACGCCCCCACCTTCGTCGACGTGCTACCCGCGGGGGCCATCGCATGAGCTGGCTTACCTCCTCTGGCCTGACGGTGCCCCGGGCCGCCGACTTCCTCGCCTCGGTGCGCGCCGACGTGCAGGCGCGCTACGCCGCGGCGGGCGGGGTCGGAGAGATCGACTTCAGCACCGACACGGTGATGGGCATCCTCACCGGCGCGCTCTCGGTGCAACTCGGCCTCCTCGGCGAGGCGGTGCAGGCTGTGTACGACGCGCGTGTACCCGGGGCTGCGGCGGGCGCCTGCCTCGACGACCTGTGCGAGGCGGTTGGGGTGACGCGGCTGGCGGCCACAGCGTCGACGGTGGCCCTCACCCTCACCGGCGCCTCGGGGACCGTGATCCCGGCGGGCGCCCTGGTGCTGGGCGGCGGGACCGACGGCGCGGCGCGGTGGCGCATTGACGAGGCGGTGACCCTCTCTGGCGGGACCGGCTCGGCGACGGCGACGTGTACCGCGGCTGGCGCGGTCGCTGCGGCCATCGGCGACGTTGACCAGATCCTGACCCCGGTGTCAGGCTGGACGGCGGTGACCAACGCCGCGGCGGCGGTGACGGGGCGGGCCTTGGAGAGCGACGCGGCGCTGAGGCTCCGGCGCGCCCAGGCCCTTCGCGCGCCGCTGGCCGGGTCCACGGCGGCGATCCAGGCGGCCCTGTCGGCGCTCGACTACGTTGAGGCGGCGGTGGTCATCGAGAACACGGCCGGGGCGACGGCCACCGTGTCGGGCGTGTCGCTGGCGGCGCGGTCGGTGGCGGTCATTTTGTGGCCGTCGACGCTTACGACCGCGCAGAAGAGCGTGGTGGCGCAGGCCATCTATGAGCGCCTGCCCGCGGGGATCGCACTGAACGGCTCCGACGTTACCGCGACGGTGACCGACGCCGCCGGCATGACAAAAACAGTCCTATGGGACTGGGCCGACGTGCTGACGGTCAACGTCACGGCCGCGCTTACCCTGTCGACCGGCTACACGCTGGGCGCGGTGTCTTCGCTGGTTTCGACCGCGATCGGCGACTGGTTCGAGGCGAACGCCGCGGTCGGTCAGTCGGTCGACAACACGCCGATCGAGGCCTATGTGCTGGCCACCGTGTCGGGCATCCGGCGGATCGTGGTGACCCTGAACGGCTCCGCAGGCGTTGACCCGACCGCGGCGCAGATCCCGACCCTGGGCACGGTGACCGTCTCGTGAGCGACCTGCCCCTCGCCTACATCCCCGACCACGAGGAGCGGGCGATCGGGCTGATCCCGTCGCACCTGGGCGGCGCGCTGCGGATCGGGTCGCTGGTGGGCGGGATTGGGCGGTCGGTGCAGGACTTCGAGGATGAGGCCTTCGGGCTCTACACCGGGTCGACGCTCGATGGGTCGGTGGGCGCCGCGCTTGACCAGTGGGGCGCGCTGGTGGGCGAAGACCGAGAGGGCGCCGACGATGCCGACTACAGGCGCTTCATCCGGGCGCGCATTCTCGCCGGGCGCTCCGCGGGGACGCGGGATGACCTCCTGCGTGTGTGGGCGCTGGTGACGGGCGGCGCGGCCCGGATCGTCGACTGTCCGCCCGCCCTGTTCTTCCTGTGGACAGTGCGCGCGACGTGGATGACCGACACGCTCGCGCGGCGGTGCGCGCGGTTTGTGGCCGACCTCAAGCCGGCCGGGGTGGCGATGGTGCTGCTTGAGGCGGTGAGCGGCTACCAGGGTTTCAGTGGGGACGCCGAGAGCGGGGTGCTGGGAACGGCCCTCCTCGCGCGGCGACTGACGGAGGATCTATGAGCGCGGCACTCTTCGACTGGGCGAACGGATCGGGCGCGGAGAACGCTGAGCCCGACGCCGCGATCAAGGCGGCGGGGTTTCAGTCGGGGACGCCGCTGGTGGCGGCCTACCTGAACTGGGTCCTCTCGAAGGCGGCCGAGGCGTCGTCATTCGCCGCGGGCTGGCCCGACGCGGCCTCCTTCGTCGACGGCTCCACGGCTGGTGACCTCGGGATCGTCGTGGAGGACCTCGACACGGTCGGGGGGGTGCTCAAGGTATCCGCTACCCCGACGGCGGCCGACTGCGTCGCTGTCGCTGTCGATGGGCGGCGCGTCTTCGCAGGCCATCGGGTGACCTCGACGGTCTACCAGTACGCGCGCGACCTGACCGGATCGGCGGTGAC